GCGTAGTCGATGGTTGCACCACGCACGTAGGGCGTCTCAGGATCCTTGTGCGTGGCGAGATCGGCGGGGACGTTTCTCGCGCCGGTCAGGTACGCGCCGGTCAGGTCCGCGTCGGTCAGGTCCGCGGCGGTCAGGTTCGCGCCTGTCAGGTTCGCGCCGGTCAGGTACGCGCCGGCCAGGTTCGCGCCGGCCAGGTCCGCGTCGGTCAGGTCCGCGCCAGTCAGGTTCGCGCCGGCCAGGTCCGCGTCGGTCAGGTTCGCGCCGGCCAGGTTCGCGCCGGCCAGGTCCGCGTCGGTCAGGTTCGCGCCGGTCAGGTTCGCGCCGGTCAGGTCCGCGTGGGCGCCTCCTCGCTCGCCGCACCTCCACTTCCCGTGTGCCTCAACGATCTCTTTCAGCTTCTCTGCGTCCATGGTTCTCTCCTCGATACGAATCCTTCGAACACCCCCGCCGACCGACTCGGACCATCCGGGCCGGCCGGCGGGGGAAAGCGGTCACCACGTCGACGGGTCGTTGTCGTCGACTCGATCAGCAGGCGGCGTGCCCTTCTGCAACTCTCGCGAGCGCGCGGACGATGACGTCTCTCCGGTAGGCGACCTGCCCGACGACTCGACCTTGACCGCGCGCACGGTCAGCTTGGTAACCCAGACGTTGTAGCCATCGACCTTGACCTCGCTTTTGTCCTTGGCCGTGAGCTTCTCGACGTCCGGCGTGCCCGTGAACTCGACGATCTGACCAGGCGTCAGGCACGCGATTTCCGTGACGACCTCCTTGAATCCGCGGAAGTCGAGTTTCTTCCCCTTGCCGTCGACGAAGACATCGAGCGTGCAAGTGGCGAAAGTGCCGGCCGGATTGGTCCAGCGCCTGACGACGGCGCCGCAGACGCGGAACCCTGCTCCCTGCTGGAAGCTCATTCGTCGCTCCCGATCTCTTCGATCGACGTCAAACCGAGCGTCGCCTCCTGGTACTCGCGCCGCGCCAGCGTCGCGCCCGTGAACTTGACCAGCATCTGCTCTGGGAACTTCTCCCAACCACTTTTTGGCTTCACGAGACCGGCCGCGCGCGCCTGCTCCAGCGAGTAGGTGAACCGCGTTGCCTTGGGGTTACGCCGATTCTTGGTCTCCCACGTTGCCGACGACGGAGAGGACTCGACGCAGTACAAGTACTCGCAGTCGGGGTCCTTCTTCGCCATCGCGATCAGCAGGTAGGCGAACGGATAAGGGCGGCCCTCGACGACGTGGAACACGTCCAGTGATGCCGCCGCCGAGATGCCCATGGCACGGCCGCGGATGATCGTCGCCAGCACCGACTCCCACGTGGGGAACTTGCTGTAGACGCGGCTGTTGAACAGATGCTTGGCGAGTACGACCGCGCCCGGAGGGTCGCGCGGCTCCAACGCACGCTCGAATTCGACGGGGATCGCCGGCAGGACGGTCAACTGCGTCTGAGGCGCCGGTTGCGGCGCGGTCGTCATCTCCTCTTTTACGTCGGCCCTCGGAGAGTCCTGCGCAGGAATCTCTGGCACGCTGCCGGCCGCGGGTCCGCTCGTCGGACCCGGCCCTCTGCTGATCGGAATGTCTTCGCTGTCCATGTCGTCGCTCTCCTCTTCTTCTTCGGTTTCGACCAACGGCGTGGCCTCGCGGCGCTCGTAGATCTGGCGAAAATCGAACGGCACATCGGAGCGCAATTCGACGAGTTGGCGCGACAGCCGGACGGCGGCCTCGCACTCGTTGAGGTTCTTGACCAGCGCGCTGGCCGGCTTGGCCACCGAGGCCGGGTCGGCCTCTAGGTTCACGTAGAGCGCGTCGAGGTTCCCGAACTTGCTGAGCAGTTCGGTCGCCGTCTTCGGGCCGACGCCCTTGCATCCCGGGATGTTGTCCGAGGTGTCACCGGTCAGCGCCAGCCAGTCAGTGATCTGCTTACAACTGACACCGAACCGCGCCTCAGTGGCCGCCTGGTCGACCTCAACCCAGTTGTGCGTGCGCAGCGCCTTGACGCCGGGTCTTAGCAACGAGAGAAGGTCCTTGTCGGACGAACAGATCAGCACCTCGTGCCCGATCGCCACGGCGGTCTCGGTGGCGGTGGCGATCACGTCGTCCGCCTCGAAGCCCTTGACGCCCCAGAGGAGATAGCCGTCCTTGACGAGGATCTCTTTCAGCCGCTGGAGCTCGCCGATCTCGGCCGCGTCCTTCTCGGGCCGCTGCGCCTTGTACGACGGCGCCATCTCCTTCCGGAAGCTGCGCCCCTCGTCGCAGCAGATCGCCACCAGATCCCCGTCGACGTAGCAGCGGCGGATACCGGCGCGGACGATGTTCGACGCCTCGGACATCGGTTGCGTCGACGGGACGACCCGAATCGCCGCCCAGTACAGCGACGACAGATCGATCAGAACGACTCGACGGGTTTCTGCTGCCATCGGTGCTGTGCTCATGACGTTGTCCCTTCGCTCTCCGTTGGTTTCGCGACGACCAGGTACCTACTCGTCACCGCGCCCGCGATCTCGCACGCGACCGCGTCGGCGGCCTCGTCGTTCCCGCCGAGGTGGGGGAGCAGGTGCGCCGCGACGAGGTCGATCAGGGAGGACAAATCCGTGCCGCTCACGGCATTTCCTTGCTCATTGACTCCATCGCGGAGCAGAGGAGATCAATGCCGCCCTGCGCGCATCCGATCGCGTAGGTGACGCAGTCTTCCGCGATCCCTCCGTGGATCACCTGCAGTTCGGCAGCTTCAGAAATCGCGCAAGCGTTGCGCATTTCTTTGATGGCGTCGCGAAAGTGCTGGGCGGCTGCCTCCCGCCTGTTCGACCATCGAATGAACTGTGGTTTGGTCATCGCTTCGCCCCTTTCTTTCCCGCCGCCAGCGGGTAGTCCTTCGCCTCGCTCTTGTGCGCCCCGCACAGCGCCGCGCCGTCGCGCATGGGCGGCGACTTGCCGTCGCGCCACCAGCGCCAACCAGCCTCCGCGAGCGCCGCATCGGTCTCGGCGCGCGACTCGCGGACGATCTCGACGTAGCAGCCGACGTGGACGCAGATCATGCGGTGAATCATCTCGCAGTTGTCCAATCGCCTACCGTCAGTCGTGTGGTTTCAGGCAATTGAGTATCCGTGAATCGCGTGAACGGCGGCTTTCGCCCCCTCGCCGCCGCGATCTCCGCCAGTCGAATTCGCGCGACGGCCGCAACCGACAGGTCCCAGCGGTCCGCCCAGCGCTGGAGCGATGCGCGCACCTCGGCGACCCGGCGGCGAAGGGCGTCGGCCTGCTCCTGGTTGAGGGCCACGCCTTGCCGGACCGCGATCGCCGCGGCGGGGTCGGTGATCACGCGGCCCCGCGGATCGAGCGGCACGTAGCCAGCGAGCGGGATCACCGGCGGGCCCGGCGCGTGCGCACCGCCTCCAGGTAGAGCCCCACGATCTGGGGCGGCATCGAGAAGTCCTCGACAAACGCCGCGCGCATGTCCTCCAGCGCTTGGTCGTAGGTCAGGGCCTGCGTCGGGGGCGGCGTCTTCGCCCGCGGCGGCGGCGTGACGGGGCCTGCTTTCGACTCCGCGGCCATCCGCTGCACGTGGCCCTCCTCGACCACCGCCGTGTCCTCCGCGACGTCCTCCACGATGGGGATCCCGTCGTCCTCGGCCTCCAGCGTCGCGATGAACGCGCGCAGTCGCTCCTCGGGGGCGGTCATGGGGCCCCACCAGCTGCAGGAGCCACGCGATCGGATGGACCAGCGCCAGCGCGCCCAGCAGGCACACCGCCGCGATCGCTTCGGGCACGTGGTCTCGCGCCGTCTCCCACCGCACCGCGCGCCGCCCGCGCGCCCTGTCCTGCTCTCGCCACACCGCCGGGAACGCCATGGCCCTATAGCCCCATCGCCCGATATTCGGCCGCCCGCTCGCGCAGGTCCTCGACGACATCGGCCTTGATGTCGGTGTGCCATCCGCGGGCCGGCACGGTCGCGGCCACCGCCTCCAGTGCCTGGGAAATGGTCAGGCTGGCCAGCAGCTGGTGGATGATGCCGGTGGGCGCGGTCGTGCTCTGCGCGGTGGGGCGCGTGGTCGGCGAGTCGCAGCGCCAGCAGCGGCCGCCGCGCGGATAGCGGACGCCGTGGGGCTGGCAGACCGCCGTCGCGATGAACACGCGGAACTGGAGACCGAGCCCATGGCCGTCGTTGTAGAGACGCGCGCCGGCGCCGCGGGACAGCGGGTTCTGCTCGGGGTCCTTCCCGGAGCAGCCGTCCTCGAAGGCCTCGGTCCAGATGGGACCGACCCCGAGCACGTGGGTGAGCGCCTTCTCCGCGTCCGGCACCGGGGGCTGGTGCTGGAGCAGCACCGCGCCGAAGGCCGAGACCGCGGCAGCGCGCTGGTCACGCTCCCACCTCG